ACTTCGCCGATAGCGGCGTCGGGGTGGCGTAGGCTGGTGAGCTTGGCTAATGTTTCCTTGGTCATGTCTGTTCCTTTTGGTTTATGGTTTGCTCTGATGGGTAACGACCCACAGAAAGCAACGCACCAGCCATGTTACGGTGTAACATGATTGATGCGCTGGTGTTCTGCGTGCTGTGTGCTACCTCGCTGTGTGGCGGGCAGCACTGTCCACCTTGAAGATGGCACCACGAATCTGCTCGCGAATGTCGTCCGCATCAACGCCCTTGACGGACATGGCGCGGCAGTAGTGGTTGATCGCATCGCTCACGCCCTCGCCGATGTTCAAGTCGTCCTTGAGTATGGCGTAGTAGAGGAAATGTCCCAGCCAGTATAGCTGCTCATTGGTCATGCCTTTCAGGACGTGTTGCGCCTGTGGCTTCATTGGGGTGTTACCTAACATATTTGCTCCTTTGGTTCACTGACAGGCTCATGCCCGCAGAAAGCAACGCACCAGCCATGTTACGGTGTAACATGATTGATGCGCTGGTGTTCTGCGTGCTGCGTCAGACTATTTCTGGAGCAACGCAATGAGCTTCGCCCTCTGGGTAGGCGTGAAGCCATTGGCCTTGAGCAGGATAAAGGCCCGCTGGTACGGGGTCTTGGAAGTGCCGCCGCCGGAAACGCGGCTGCGATTAGTCGTGAACATATTGTAACGGTTCACAAGTTTCTGCAACTCCGGAGCGTTGTCAGTGTTCTTCGCCAACGTATTCCACCCGCCTTGACCAGAGGCCAAGTCGTACTCCGCCTTGCGGCTATTGAGCGACGCCATGTAGTCCAGCGCATTGGCCTTGGTCATGGAACGAATCCACTTTGTGCCAAGGTGGAGTTGATCGAGTTTGGAGTCGATTAGTTTGATTTTATTTTGGTTCATTCTGGTTATGTGTGTTTCATGTTACACTGTAACATGGTTTGTTTTCTGATGAGGATTAGCACCATGCCTTTCCTCTACCTACTAATGGGGACAAAAGGGCAAGGTGCGTTTTTGACTGCATAAAACAGGGCAATCCATGGCGGCATCGCAAGGCAACCCTGCTATATGGGCAATGCCATCAGGTTAAGAACCTGCCGGCGAGGAATAAGAATCCTTATTTGAGACGATGCCGGAGGCCAAACCCGACCCCCACCCCCCCCTTCAGGGGTGGCCCTTCCTTCCTTCTATGGTGCGTGAAATTTTCTGATGTTTTTGCTATAGTGCTGACGTATGGCGAACAAGAAGAAATACGATTGGAACAAACTGCGTGACGAATTCGTTCGCAGCAACATCAGCCTGCGCGATTTATCTCGGCGCTACAGCGTGAGTTATTCGTACCTCGGCCAAGTCTCCTCCAAGGAGAAATGGTTTGAGCAGCGCGATACGATTCAGGTACAGGCCCGTGAGGCGGTGGCGACTGAGTTGATTCGGCAGACTGACGAGCAGAACGAGAAGCTGTCTAAGCTGGTGTGTAAGGATGGTGAGGCGCACATGAGGCGTTCGATGCAAACGGGTGACAAGCTCTACACGTTGTTTCAGGCGGCGGTGACGGCTATGACGCAGGGCAACGTGCGGGAGATGAGGCAGGCCATTGATGCGTGGGTGACGCTGGACAACCAGATGCGCAAGATACACAACATCGAGGATAACACTGACAAGCCGTTGGTGAACATCAATGTGTTGGCGGCGCTGCCTCCGCGAGAGGAGCGGGAGCCGGCAGTGGGTGCGGCCTGAGCCAAGGTGCCTCACTTTTCAATCACCCTCGCCTTGGTGATGACTCCTCTTGGAATCACGGTGAAGTCTCCGTAGGTATCGGTGTACTGGGAGGTCGCGATAATGATGTGGTCGCCTTGAACAGCCTTGAGCCAGCCCACGGTAGAGCAAGACATCGGCTTGGCCTCAGTCAGGTCTGCGCCGATATGGCCAGCGGCGTCCAGCCATTCCACCTCGCATAATGCGCCCAGACCCGGTAGTTTGACCCTCGCCCCCATGCGGACACTTTAAGCCGAAATGACGTGGAAGGGAAGCGGGTCGTTGGAGCGTATATCAGATGTGTCTCTACGTATGCCTTTTCCTGCGCCTAGCTGCCTCTGTGAGGCATTTTTCTGCTAGGGTAGGGTCATCACGCCTCAAGGCGATGTGAGCGGCTTGTAGGGCCGATGCGGGCATGTTGTAGTCGGCCAAGAATTCTTGGGCTATTCTTTGCCACTCGGCTTTGTTGTACGGCTTTAGTGGCGGTTTCTCCATCGCCTAAGCCTCTCTCCTAGACTCATATTGAAATAGTCAACGAGGTCGGATGTCTCTGCCTCCTCGTTGCGCTTGCTTGCTGGCCGCGCCGTCCCGCACTTGGAGCAGTGTCCGCCCGTGTAGCTTGGGTAGTGCCCACAGACCGGGCAATCGTCGGCTATGTTTCCCTTCTTTTCCATCTTTTATGCGCTAAACAGCCAGTAAAGGATTATGCACATTAGCAGGACGGCTAGTATGTCGATGGCTAGGGCGATGTCTTTTGGGTTCATGCCAGTCTCGCGTCCTTCAACTGATTTTCCAGCTTCTTGATGCGCTTGTCCTGCGCGGCCAATAACCACTGCTGAGACTTCACCTTTTCCTCAAGTTCAGCTACTTGTCTGTCCCTCCGATTCCACGCGTCCTCGACTGTCTCGATATGCAGCTTCGAGGCGGGAGGCTCCATTATTTCGTAAGAACCAGACGAGGGCATTACCAGTTTCTTTTCGTAGCCCTTTTTCCCGATAATGTAGCTGCTAATAGTCAAGCCGGTTTCGAGTTCTTCGTCAGTGGCCATTTTCTTTCCTCTCTATTTTGTGCTTGAGGCTCATCATGTAGAACCACAAGTCGATTATCTCATTCTCCAGCTCCTCGAAATTAGCACGCTGGTCGCAGCTTCCACCGTGTTCGGCTTGGCCTTTATTGAATTTAGGCACAGCTCGCTCAATGAAGTGGGCGATGGCGGCGTCTCGGATTTGGTCGGGAGTGCGGGGTGGGTTCATATAGCGTACCCCCGGTGACGCATTTCATCGACGCGCATGGCTGTCTTCTTCTCAATCTTTGCCAAGTCTGAGATACGTCTGCATCCGTGACTTACGGTGCCGTGGTCCAGCTTGTTCATGGCCTTGGCTACGCTGGCGCAGGCATGACGCCGTGAACGCAGGCATAGGTAGGCTAATTGCCTAGCGTCGGACATCGCAGTAACCCGCGACCTGCCCATCAGGTCTCTGGCGCTTACACCGGTTACTTCCTCCACGTCCCGCAGCACCATCTTCAGGTCGTCGCGGATGCTTGTTGCCCTGCTTCTTGCGGCGGGCTTAATGGCTAAGTTCATCATACTCATGTAGTTTCTCCTGTGGCAGAGCGTGGGACACGCCGTGGCCTGTCTCTGCCAGATTGTCGTCGTTGAATATCTCGTCGCTGGTGGCGTAGCCAACGATGGTGTAGTTCGGCATCGAGCCTGTAACTAGCGCGTACAGGTCGGTGCCTTTGCCCTTCTTGTCTGGAGTCACGAGCAGCTTGCCCTTGACGTAGCCGGTGGCCTTGACATCCACGGTCAGGCCATCGCGGGATACGCAGTCCGCACCGCCTGACCTGAGCTTCACTGTCAGGTCTGGGTACAGGTTGAGCGCCTTGCAGAAAGCCAGCTCGGCTCCCATGCCATTCAGCTCGACCTCCTCTGGAGGCTCCGGTGAGCGCTGGCGGTTGAAGATGCCGTGCTTCTCGTTCGCGCGTCTGCGCCCAATGGCTATCATTTTGGCTGTCTCTATCTCGCCGGTTATCAGTGATATGTTTATGCTCATAGCGAAGTGGGCACCCCGCCTACCGCAGAAGACTTGACGAGGGAATCGTCAAGTAAGGAGGTCGCGGCTTTGTCGGCAGGGTGCCCAGTAAGGTTTATTTCCATTTTTTTAGTTTCTCTCCGGTGGCGTCCACGGCGGCAACCTTTTTGCTTGGGCACCGCTCCTTCAGCCACCCCCTGACGGCGTTGGAGAATGTCCTGTCCCAATCCACATACTTGTGGCCGTTAGCTCGCGCCCAGTCCTCAAACACGGTTGCGCCTTCATCAAGGCTGACCTCATGCTTCACCGCCAGCTCAACGTGGTACGCATTCGGTTTCCACCCCTTCGGGAAGCCTTTCTTTCTTTTGGGCGTAACGACTTCGTCTTCGTCTTCGCCTTCGTCTTCGTGCGCACACGGCAGCAACCCGCCGGCATCCGCTGTCATACGAC